TGTTCATCGTCAGAAAACGTAAACGGTATAATCCGAATTTGTTGTTTGATTGTGCTGTCATAAGTTACAGTTGAAAATGTATGTAGTGCTTGGAATCCACCACGCTTTAAAACCCCACCCTCAGATCTTAGAAAGAAGTTCTTTAGGCTTTGAGCAGAAGAGTTGTAAATAGCAGAATCCGTCCTTGAAGTCAGGGACGGACTAATCTCACCATACTGAAAGTTTGTTAATGGGATTCGAGCTTTCTGCATTAACTACGCCTGTTAGTTATAAACCTAGAGGTTGTTAGCTTACGAGTTGTTTGTTGTTGTGAATCAATAGATCTAGCTTTGGCAATTAAGCGATCATACTGACTTCCCATCATAACTGATAAAGATTGATCTCGAGCAAGCGCAGTCGCAAAGACAGTTGCCATTGCATACTCTACACATACTGAGAAATAAGAAGGCCAGTCGTTTTCTTCTGCACGATAAGTATAGTCAGCCACTAACTGATCGTTTGGAGAAGCATCGCAGTAGATCTTGTTTCCATAAATATTATACTCAATCTGGAAATCATTGACTGTCACTGCGTGTGTAAACAAAACACCTGATGGCAACTGATAAGCCGCATCATAACGACCAGTTGGCTCTTCAGATATTCTATTCAAAACAGCTTGGTTACTAGCAAAACGCCAGCGAGTAGATACCAAGTTTGATCGGGCAATGTCTTCATACATATTACCAGCAATCAAAGCCTCAGATGTATCATCCTCAAAAGAAGTAATTGGCTCTGCACCAATCAAGATCAGAGCGCGACTACAAATGTCGATTGCACTATTTGCGGGTGTACTTAGAGCCATGGAAAAGTATGGGGGCCGTAGCCCCCACCCCTATTAGTTGTTGTCTAGAACTTCGTAGATGCCGTTTGCGTCGATAGCAACCGACCCCATTGACATCATTGATGTTGCTAGGTGTGCAACTTTCTGTGGTACATAGTTTACCTCTGTCTGTACGTCAGAGTTAATACCAATACCAACCGCAGTTGTATGGTAGGCAAAGTTTTTACCACCAGCTACAGCAGACGTTGAGAAGATCTTGAAGCCCAAGAACTCTTTCATTGTCATGCCGCCAGCAAACGGTAGGTTTTGTGGGCCTACATAGTCTGATGACGCAAACTCGTTAATGTTAAACAAGTCAGCAAAGCCAGCAGGTGACATTGCTAGGTAACGCTGTCCATCTTCTGGAATATCAGCAGTACCAAATGTTTCAAACAATGTTAGCAAGTCTGCTTTAACCAATGCACCAGTTGCATCAGCAATTGCAGTAGCATTTGCACCAGCGTCCATTGCAGCAACGATAAGCGCGTCTGTTTGACGACCTAGAGCAGCAGCAGCAGATTGAGCAACAGCTTGACGTTCATTGATGTTGATCTTCAATTCGTCTAGCTTGTCGATGTACTCAGCTGCATAGTAGTCAGCCATAGTCACTTCGACATTGGTGTGTGCTAGTTCCATTGTTGTAACGTCACCGTTACGTGATTTAGTTGATGCGGCACCTGTGCCGATCTTTTGGAATCGAGCTGTTGAGCCTGTCACATTCGTTGAGCGAATAGTGTTCCGTAGCTTGGAACCCATACGCTGATAAGCCATGTGAACTTCAGTCTCAAACTGCTTGATAAAGGCTTGGTCAATTGTATTAGCCATTTTAACAGTCCTAAGTTGAGTTTCGGTTTGCTACGGGTATCCGCACTTTCATCTCAACTCGGGTATCCTGTTAAGGGCCGATCAATGCGTTACGGGCCGCGATGATGAATTGTAAACATTAGTTTTATTTGGATTGCAACGCACAAATTCAACATACTTGCTTGGGCCATTTGCTGAGATCCCTACCGCCTCAAACCCTAACCAAGCCGCCCAGTCCAACATAAACTCATATTCAGACAGGATTGTCATGCTCATTCCATGCTGTGTTTGGTCAAAGAAATTAACCAACATCTTAGATCCACGCGCCAATAGGTTAAAGTTTTCTCTTACTTTGTAAGAGAACATTGCAAACATTTGAGGCCATTCTTCATTTGCATCATGCCAAAGGCCACCAGCAAAAACCAAATCATTATCTTTGTTTCGAACAATATAAACCTCAGAAGAATCATACATGTCTTGCAACGCAGTGCCGATGTCCTGATACCCAAGCAAGACTAACTCTCGCTTGTTTTCCTTAGATAAAACATCCATCAACTCAGCAATGTGATGTTCTTTCATCGGGGTAAGGTACGCCCCACCCCGACTCATAATCTTAACTTCGTCCTGAATATAACTTCTGGAAGCCATCGTTTACCTCTTTGATGTAATCATTGTTGCGACGAGCAGGGTGCCAGTAGCGTTCATCTTCCATCATTGCGCGTAAACCCTCTTCAGTAATCTGACCAACAGGATTAGAGTCAGCATTAACAGAAGGTGACTTCAGTTTTTCCATAATAAATTCAAGAGCTTCTAGGCCATCAGCAGTCTCAGTCAATCTCTCAATTGCTGGCATGTGTTGCTCACCAAAGAATTGATTTGAAAACAAAGCAGCAGCTTCAATTCGAGCATTAGCATTGTCACCCAGCTTTGCCATTTCAGCATCAAGATCAGGCACATCAGCTTGAACAGCTTGCATGTACATCTCAAGTCCCTTCTGAAACTCTTCTTGACCATAGCCATTTTCAAAAGAATGCTCAGACCACCAACGCAATAGCTCGTTATCTACAGCCTCTTCTTCATTTACAAAATCAGGAAGTTGATAGTCACCAGCAGTCTCTGGTCGATCCTTAAATGCTTCGGCCTGAATCTCTTCCATAAACTTAGCGCGGAAATCTTCTTCCTTACTGCCAAGTTTAGATTCAAGTTCCTTGTAAGCCTTTGCAAGGTCTTCACCAGTCTTGTATTTTTCTGGAAGCCACTCAGGTCTTTCACTCTGAGGCTGTTCCAGATCTTCGGCAACTACAAAGTCGCGCTCCTCTGCGGGAGGCAACCCTTCTTGTACTGGTGCTTCAGATTGTACTTCTTGTTCTTCAGCCATTGTTCTTCACCTTATGTCCTCTCTGAACATGTCTTTCGATTAGACCAACAAGATAACGCTGTCCTTCAAGGTGTCGCAGTTCATCAGTAGAAATGTTAGGGCCACTAACCATCTCTATCGTAACGCTACGCAAGTATTTAAGAATCTCTTTGCCAGTAGGTTCTGAGAAAACAGAAGAAATATTTAAACTAATTCTGTCTTCTTCAGACTTCGATCTGGGTATTCCATCTAAACCAACATGGTTATTCTGCGGCAATTTGTGGTTCCATACCTTGTTGCTGTTGCTGCATCTGAGCCATTTGCTGCATCATTGCAACTATCTGTCTACGCTCTTCTGCATCACGAATCAAGCCATCAGGTACACCAAATTTTTTCGCAAGATGAACTGCAGTCTCTTCAGTGTTAATTAAAAGGTTAGTCATCTCTCCACCAAAGTACGCATTTACCATTTCTAGGAAACGAGCAACCGCCGTAATATCCTGATTTGACTGCGCTTGTGCAAGTGGAGAAACAGAACGGATCTTAACTTCACGCCCATTTACTGTCGGAAGTTCAATACGACCCTGCTTTCTAAGAATGTGAATAACACGCTGCAACACTGGTTGAACTAACTCAGCTTGCAATCGACCAAACGCCGAACCAATACGGCGAGACAGATCAGCCATACGTTCTGCAACCTCAGTAGCAGACGCAGGTGTTTTATCAGGATTACCAAGCATGTCATTGTACAGCGCACGTTTAATATTCAAACGCATGTCGCTCAAAACAAGATCCGCCACGTCGAAACGACCTGCTGCCTGAATAGGCTGCAAGCCGCCCGACTGGGGGGATTTAGGAATAATCGTGCCCGGGACTAGATTGATTGTATCTGGGTTTACAATGCCATCATCATCCATTTGATATATTCCAGAAATCGCCATCTGAGCGTTCTCAAGAACAAGCTGAATAGTTAGATTGGTAGTCTTAATGGCAGACAGGGCATTCATTAGAGGCCCACGCCCATAGACTTCACCCGCACACTTAGACCAACGGAAGCAAACATATGGGTTGGAGCCAACGCCACTAAAGTTATGCTCAACAAGATACGTCTGAGTAGACATATCAATCACATAATGTAGATATGCTTCTTGGTTTTTCTTTGTGTAATCTCGGCAAACAACCTCAAGAACAGTGCATTTGCCCTCTGGATCTCTAGATATACGCTGCTGAACCTTCTGGTCAAACTTCCCATCATCATACAATATTGGCAAATCAGAGTTGCGAATGCCTTTGCGCTCACGGAAAACGTGATCGATCTTGTCATCAGGGCCAGTATCCAAGACAACATGAGGCAATGGAACTGCTGAAAAGACTATAGG